GCATTTGTTAAGCAATTGATGTTAACATTTGGTTTTTTAGCATCAAATTTAATACCGTAAATGTCAAACAAATCTCTCCATGTTTTACATTTGTCTGATGGTAATAATTTAATTTTTTGTTTTCCATTTTCTTCATCAATGAAAACTTTAATTCTATTTCCTGTTGGAGAATGATATGTTCTTGTTACATCTTCTAAACTCCAACTCATAATATCTTCTAATGAACTTCCATCACCAATACTATTATTAATTTGTTCGATAATTGATTCTTTTTGTACTAATGATGGCATATCTAAATTCATATCAACTTCAAATGTCATATCCATGGCATCTAATGTTGTTCCCTCTAAATTTGATGTACCTTTTGTACTCCAATTTAATCCTGTTAATGTTATAGCAGTAATTCTACTCCAATCTAATGGATTCTCTGATGTTTGTAATTCTAATGTTGGAGAGAATAATGGTCTAATTTGTTCAAATAACTGGAATTTTTGGTCTTGCATTGTTGTTAAAATAAACAACTTAAAATTAAAACCAACTGGCAACGGATTTAATCGTGTGATATTATATGAATTCCCTGGTCTATATTCATATTGTCCTGTATCTTTATTAAATTTCTTTTCTGTAACAGATACCTGTGTTTCATAATATGGAGCACCAGAAATTTTATTATTATTTAAATTAACACTTTCAATTGCTAATACCATTTTTGGCACCGTTTCTAAAATTGTATCAGTAGCATTATTTAGCATATAAACAACAGATTTATCTGTACTCATATAAACACATGGAACTCTTCTTAAAATTGGGTCACCATTTTCATCTATTCCTTCTGATACACAAAAGTTTTGAAATATACGAAGCATACATAAAATTAAATGTCTTATTTGACCATAGTACCAATAATTAGTATTAATCATATTTTTATTCCTTTATTATAAAAGTATTTATGGTAAGATTATTAGAAGAAAGCGATGTTATTAATAAATAAATTTATAATGGAGTTTTAATTAAATGAAATTAAGTAAAAAAACATTAAAACAAATTAAAGAAAAAATTAAAGAACGTGTTAAAACTGGTGATTCAGAAGAACACGCATTATCTTTGATTTGTGATGTTAATAATCTTGATATAAAAGATGTTGAATCACAAATTAAAATTGATGGAAAATATAAAGAACCAAAATTTAAAGATATTAAATATGATGAAGGTTCTTATGTTATGTTAAAGAAAAAACCAGAAAATAAATATGAAGTCATAAATATTAGTAACAAGGATGAAATTGTTGTTCGTAATTTGGATGATAATAGCGAAATAACAGTATCCGAAGATGATATTATACCAATTGTAATGGAGACAAAGATGAAGAAAAATATTAATGAAGCACAATATACAGTTTCAATAGATAATTTAGAAACAACAGATGCTGATACATTATCACAAATGTTGTCATTGGCTGGACAAGCAGAAGGTAATGAAGTAGAATCATATGATGATACGAATGTTGTTCCAGAAGAAATTCCTGGTTCAGATTTACCACCTATGCCTCCAATGCCACCTATGCCACCTATGCCTCCAATGCCTCCAGTTCCAGAAGAAGAAACTGATGATTTTGAACCAACTATTCCTGCAACTATGGATGGTCCTGGTTTTGAAGCAGCTGAAATTGATAATCCAGAACATCCATTTGGTGAAGAAGAAAAATTACCAGAACCAGATGATTCTGTAACAGAAGATTCTGATGACTTTGGTGAAGAATTAAATGAAGATTCAATGGAAGTTGATAGTATATCTGATGATTTTAGCACAGATGATTTCGGTGATTTTAGTGATTCTGATATTCAAATTGATGAATCAGAAGAAAAAATTGAAGAAGATGTTTTATTACCAAAAGATGAAGATGATAGATATGGTAGTGCTGAAGAAGATGAAAAAGAATTAGACGATGAAGATGATGAAATTGTTGTAGAAAATGAAGAAGAAGATTTTAGTGATGAAGATATTGATGAACAAATTGCTGAAACATTAAGATTAGCCGGTGTTCAATTAGATGAAGTTTCTGATGAAGTAGCATTAAAAGGTAAAAAAGATTTACCAACTGTTGCTGTTGGACCAAAAGCAGACCCAACTAAAAAAGAACAAAACGGATTCAAACCAGGTGAAAATCAAAAATCTAATACATTCACACATTCAATTGAAAAAACATCTGTTAAAGATGCTTATCAAACAGGCAGACCAGATGATGCTGTTATTCATGTCTGCGAAATGGTTTCAAAAGATAGAATTAAAGCAATCTGCGAAACAGCAACAAGAATGTATGCTAAGAAAGATAAATCAGAATGGTTAGCATTAGATAGAAGATATGTAGAAAAATTGATTAAAGAGGGAGTTGGATATACAAATGCTTCTAAAATGATTCTTAAAGCAAAGCAAGGAAAATAAAGTTTTGAATAAGAATTAAGAAAAACAAAATTTAAGGGGAATTAAGTTCCCCTTAATTTAACACAAGGTCAGGTAATGAAAAAAGAAAATTGCCCAAAGTGTGGAACAAAGTTAAAAATAAAAACTAATATAGACAATTTACCTGATGTTGTCTTATATAATGAACCCAAAATTATTTCAATTTTTAAACAATGTATTAAATGCAAATATTTTTTCGCCAGATGGTTTGTTAAAACAAATACTAAAGGTGATTAGAAAGTCATATATTCCTATAATAAATAATCATATACATATTTAATTAAGGAAAATATTATGGCAATAGTGAATTATACAGAATCTTGGATTGATACATATAACAAATATCTTGGTTCAATTAATTTTACAGAAAGTGATTTTACTGGATTAAAACAAATAATTAGAGATTACGTTACAAGACAAAACCCAGAAGGTGTCAATGATTGGCAAGAATCTTCTGAAGTTGGTATGTTTGTTAATGCTATTGCTTATCTTGGTGAAAATATTAACTATCGTGTTGATTTAAATGTAAATGATTTATTCCCATCTACAACAGAAAGAAAGAAATCTTTATTAAATTTTGCAAGAATGTTATCTTATGATGCTAAAAGAAATATATGTGCTTGTGGTTTGGGTAAATTAGTTTCTGTTTCTACAACTGAAGATGTTTATGATACATCAGGAAATTTATTAAGAGGTGCGACAATCAGATGGAATGATAAAACAAATGAAGATTGGATGGAACAATTTTTAACTGTGTTAAATTCAGCATTTGTTTATACAAATCAATTTGGAAATCCTATCAAATCTGCTAATATTAATAATATTTCAAATCAAATATATCAATTTAATAATACTATTATAAATTTGCCTGTTTTTTCATTTAGTTCTGCTATAAATGGCAATACATTACCATTTGAAGTTGTTAATCCTGATATTGATGTTAATACATCATCAATTGTAGAATTAACACCAGCCCCTGAAAGATATTTTAATATTTTATATAGAAATGATGGTTCTGGTAATTCTTCAAATGATACTGGTTTCTTTGTATATTGGAAACAGGGTTCATTGAAGAGTGAAACTTATAATTTTGATGAAAAGATTGCTAATAATTCAATAGAAATTGATGATGATGATGTTAATGAAAATGATGTTTGGTTTGAAGAATTAAATAGAGAAACAGGATACGTATCATCTATTTGGACTAAAATTCCAGCTTCAGAACAATTGTCATATACAAAAACAAATAATAATATTAGAACAATTTATAAAGTTGAAACAAATATAAATGATACAGTTACATTAAAATTTTCAGATGGATATTTTGGAGATATTCCATATGGTATCTATAAACTATGGTATCGTACATCAAATGGTAATGATGGATTATATATTAAGCCATCTGATATTTCTAATGTTTCTATTACTATACCATATTATAATAATTCAAATAATAATGAAACAAATGTTTATTATTTAACATTAACATTTAGTGTTGTTGATGTAAGTCATATTAGACAATCTGTTCCGATGGAGAGTATGGAAAATATAAGAAAAAATGCTTCTGCTATCTATTCAACACAAAACAGAATGGTCACAGCAAAAGATTACAATTATTTTCCAAGAACAATAGGTCAACAATTAAGAGTATTAAAATCTATTGAAAGAACATATGCTGGTAATAGTAGATATGTTGATATTAATGACCCGACAGGAACATATAATCCTGTTAATGTTTTAGGAACAGATGGTTATTTATATTCTAATGATGAAATTATAACGGCATCTGTACCACTTGAAACTTTAAGTGCTAGAGAAATTTATGCAAAATATATTGAACCTAAATTTTCATTGAAAGAATTTTCAAATATTTTCTATAATAATAGAGTCGAAAATATTAATGATAAAGAGTGTATACTATATGATGGGGAAATTATTCCATCAGATAATTCAAATTATTATTATTGGATTCCACAAAAAATGGACTTGGGCCAAAACACTATGTGTGGTGTTTTAGCTGAAACAGACAGAGCATCACGTACAGAATCTGCTGTTAAAGATGTAATTGTTGATGGTGAATATAAACCAATGGTTTTCAACAAAAATAAATCAGAATATTATAAAAAAGGATTGGTTGATATATTTGTCGGTGATATGCTTTGTTTCCAAGAATATACACCAGTAAGAGGAAGCGAAGATAAAGTTAAAAATAATACAATTTGGGCAAAAGTTGAAAAAATAACAAAATACAGAGGAAATGTTGAAACATTAGAAGATTTATATAATGTTACTAATATTAATATTGGTGATATATATTCTGTTGGTAATGTAGATTTAAATAATACAAAATATTACATTTGTATAGATACAAAATCCGAAGATGGTAATGTAAATAATTGGGAAATTTGTGAACCACAAAATTATGATACAATTACAATTTCAGAAGTATTAGATACTAATAAATGTTGGAAAATTTGTAATGCTATATATGATGAAGAAAATAATTTAAAATTAAATAATAATAAAATATATTCATTTAATACAAATACAAATACTTCTTTTGTGGATGAAGTTGTAAATCATCTTTCAAAAAATAAAGATGAAGTAAATTCAAATACAAATACAACATTTGCTATAACATATATGCCATATAAAAATTCTTACAACAATGGCGGAGAATGGAAAGTTGTAGATATTAATAATGATACAGAAGGTTATATAAATGATGATTCTATAAGAGTTGTTGATGCTAAAGAATATTTAGGAGAAGATTATCCAGAAGGATACTATATTGCCAACTGGTTTATAAGAGTTACATACA